TGCTGCCTTTATGTCTGGGGCACAAGTAATTCGTACTGGTGCAGGAGGAAGAATAGGTGCAGAACGTAGAAAAACTGCACCCGAAAGAACAAGAACAAAAAGAGGACCAGGAGGCACTACTTTACCTGCAAAACCATACAAACCACGTTCTGATATAGGTACTCCAAAACCAGCATCTACAAGAGTTCAAGAACCAACAAAAGAACGTGGAAGTAAAGATGTTTTAGCAAGGGCAGCCGCTGCTGCTAGAGAAGAGCGTATGAAGGCAGCTAAGGCAAGAGCAGCAGCAAAAAGTTCAGGACAAGATGCACCTAAGGCAAAACCAAGAACGAAAGAACTTGAGAAAACAGCAACTAAAATACTCTCTAATAAGAAAGAAGCAGAACCAAAAGGTGAAAAAGATGAGAGAATGACCAAATATCAATATACCAGAAAAGAAAAAAAGCGTATGGTACAAGCAGGTAAAAGACTTGAAACTGATATTATAAAAGGTAGAGATAAACCAGCAGCACATTATCAACCAAAAACTGGACCCTAAAAAGGAATAAATTTAAGTTCTGGGCCCCTGAAAGTGTCCTTATAATGTAAGCACTTCACTCAAAATGACCAAACTTGAAATCCAACGAAAACTCTATGATGCTCGTAATGCTTACGCTAAAGCACAAAAAGAAGTTGAGTTTCAAAAAAATCAAATTGCATTCCTAAATCAATGCTGGAATGATTTTGATTTAGACCTTTACTCTGAAATGTTTAGTGAACCCTGTTCTTTATAATTATGAAAAGTATAACTATCCCTGCAACAACTCTTGATACTCTGATTGAGGGACTTGAGAGTGCAATTAATGTGTGCTATAATGTAGACTCAAATGATGACGATTGTGAAAAATCTTATCCTTATGCGGTAGGATATAGTCGTAGTGCAATGAAAATGATTCAAGAACAACTTAAATCTTTGAATGGATTAATTTAAGTTCTGGGCCCCTAAAAGTGTCCCTACAGTATGAGCACAACTCTAATGCAACTTGATAAACCTCTTCGCCCACATCAAAAACGTGGTGATGTTGCAATGCAGCAACACAAAAAATGTCAACTAATTGTTCCTACTGGCGGTGGAAAGACTCTGAATATGATTACTGATACTGTAAGACAGTTTCAGTCACAAACTCCACAGACCATTGTTGTTGTGGCACCCAGGATACTTTTAGCAGAGCAGTTATCGAGTGAGTTCCTTGAGTTCATCATTGATGCTGCTGTGTTTCATATTCACACAGGTGAAACTCATCACGAAAGTTCAACTAAACCACTTGCTATTCGCAACTGGGTAGAGAGCAACAACTCCCGTCACAAGTTAATATTCACAACCTATCACTCTCTTTCACGTTTAGTTTCTGCTGAGATTGATGTGGATACAATATATTTTGATGAGGCACATAATTCAGTTCGTCGTGACTTTTTTCCTGCAACAGAGCACTTCTCTGCAAATGCAAATCGTTGCTACTTTATGACTGCAACTCCCAAACATTCACTTGCTGTGGGTAAACCAGGCATGAATGATTCGCAGGTTTATGGTAAAGTTATCTGCCAAGTTCCTGCTCCTGAGTTAGTCTCTGCTGGGTATATCTTGCCACCAAAAGTGATTGTAAAGCAATTGGAGATGGTAACTGGGAAACAGACCAACTATGACCGTGATGCAAACAATTTGCTGGAAACCATTGCTGATAATCAAGTCGATAAGATTTTGATTTGTGCAAAGGCAACCAAGCAGATTGTGGCACTGGTATCAGAAACTGATTTCTGTTCAAAGTTAGAATCTCGTGGGTATTCTTGGATGTTTATTACTGCCAAAACTGGAGCAGTGATTAATGGCAAGAAAGTAAATCGTGAGGTATTTTTTAACACTCTAAATGCCTGGGGCAAAGACTCATCTAAGAAGTTTGTTGTGCTACATCATAGCATCCTATCTGAGGGCATTAATGTATCAGGATTGGAGGCAGTATTGTTTATGCGCAATATGAACTTTATTTCCATTTCGCAGACTATCGGAAGAGTGATTAGACTTGGTGATGAATCCAAAAAGTTTGGTCTGGTTGTTGTTCCTGTTTACAATAGAGTTGGTATCTCCACTGCTAAATCTGTTCAGGCAGTTGTTGATATCATATTCAACAAAGGTGAACCAGCAATATCTGTAGTTAGGAGGTGATTAAAGGTTTATAATGTATAAATAATAGTGTGTTATTTATTATAGACCCATGCCTTATAAAGACCCGATAAAGAAATCTGAGTATATGAAAAAATACCAGCAAGATAACAAAGAAAAGGTAAATGAGCATAACCGACTTTCAAGAGAAAAAACCGATAGAGCATCCAAAGACCGAGAAAGATATGCCACTGATGAAGAATACAGAGAAAAAGTTCTTTCAAAAAATAGAGAACAAACAAAAAAACATAGAGCAAAGAGAACAGAAACTCAACGATTAAGGAGGCAAGAAAGGCGCAAAGTTCTTTTGGAACATTTAGGTGGAAAATGTGTTGGATGTGGTATAACTGAAAATCTTCAGTTTGACCATCTGGATAGAACACAAAAATCATTTAACATAGGAAAAGCACTTGACCACTCTCTTGAAAAACTTATACCAGAAGTTGAAAAATGTCAGTTGTTGTGCTATGATTGTCATGAACTCAAATCTCTTATCAACCACGACAAAGATAAATTGGCAGAAGGATACCGAGTCTCTAAAGTGGATAGGTTAGGTGATAAAATTATTGTGACTTTAGAACCATCAGCACCGGTTCGCAGTTGAGACTCAATGAGAACCCAGGCCACCACTGGGATCAAAACCTGATTTTTTGATGATTCTATCCCAAGGGTGTGATAGGTCATTTACCACAAACGAAAACACCGATTTTTTGGAAAGTAACACAAATGAATGAAGGATTCTTGATTGATAAGGGTGTTTATGCAGCAATACCTTTCGGGGGACAACTTATGATACTACATGATGGGCAACAGTTGAAATTATGTAGAACTGAAAGTTCTGCACGAAATTATATTGATTCCTTAAGAAAGGGTAAGAGTGTCGCACAACTACCCATAGAATAAACTTTCTGGGCCCCTGAAAGTGTCCTTATAGTATGACTGCATTTCTTATGAAACTGACTGCACTTCAAGTTTTATCTTTGTTAAAAGTTACTGATTTCAGTAAATTTGAAAAACCTGATAAAAATAAAGGTTCTCGTGGTCAGTTATTAGAAACTGCTCTTGGGATTCCTAACAGTTCCGACCTTAAAGATCTTGCTGATGGTGAACTTAAGACTTTTACACAAGGAGAATCTATTGCTGTTACACAGTTAAAACATTGTTTATCTGAAATCATTGATTACAAAGTATTATTTGAAAATAGTAAGGTTGGGAAAAAGTTACAACAAACCATATATGTTGCATTCTCACGCTCTAACGATTATATAAACTCAACATTACTCAATGAAGAAATTCATCCTGAACACTATCAAGAATTGCGTGAAGATTACAACCATATTTGTGATAAAATTTGTACCGCATTTGATAATGGTGAAGAATTGAATACTATCACAGGACCTAATGGTCTTCTGCAAATTCGTACTAAGGCAAGTAAATCAAACGGAAGTTACACTCCACTAACATTTAAAAATGTAACTCTTAAAAATAAGTATATGGCATTTTATTTGTGTGGTAAATTTGGTAAACAGTTGACATTCTGATGAATATGAGTATTATGGATACATAAAGACATAATTTAATGAATAAACCATTTCTAAAGTGGGCAGGAAACAAGTATAGGGTTCTGCCCCATCTTATTCCACATATTGGTTATCCTAAGCGTTATTGTGAACCATTTGGTGGTAGTCTTTCTGTTGCACTCAATACAGTAGCAGACCAATACATTCTCAATGATGTAAATAAAGATTTGGTTGCAATCTATCAGAACTTAGTGAATCCAAATGATGATAGCTTCATCAAATACTGTGAGGAACTGTTCACTTCAGAAAATAACACAAAGGAATCGTATTTAGACCTACGAACACATTTTAACCAAGCAACAAATACTACAGAAAGAGCAAGATTATTCGTTTATCTTAACCGACATTGTTTCAATGGATTATCAAGATATAATAGTAAAGGTGGATTTAATGTTCCTTTCGGTAAGTATGATAAACCAGTATGCCCATCAGAGCAAATGATGAACTTTAGAATGTTTTTTCTTTCTAAACAATTAGTAAGGTTTACTTCACTTTCTTTTGAGGATTCATCTCTTTACGAAGATTTAGAACCAGGTGATACTGTGTACTTCGACCCTCCATATGTGCCTGCATCAAATACTTCAAACTTTACAAGTTATGCTACGAATGGATTTATTCACCAACAACAAACTGAATTAGCAGACCTTGCAGAATTTCTTGCATCTAAGGGAATTAAAGTAATTGTATCAAATCACGATGTGGATATTACCAGAGAACTTTACAAAAATGCTACAATTTATCCAATTCAAGTGACAAGAACTATTTCGGCAAAAGGTACTAGTAGGATTAAAGCAAACGAACTTATTGCAGTATATTAGATTCTTTGGGCCCCTGAAAGTGTCCCTACAGTATGAGCATACAAAACAAGCATCAAGAACATTTTGAGGATCTAATCCTCACAGGTGACTTATCTGTTCTTGAGTTCTTTGATGGCGACTATCAAGTTTCTTTGAAGATTGATGGTTCTCCAGCAATAGTGTGGGGAACTAATCCTGCATCTGGTAAATTCTTTGTGGGCACCAAAAGTGTATTCAACAAAGTTAAACTCAAAATCAACGAATCACACGAGGATATTGATACAAATCACAGTGGTAATGTAGCACAAATATTACACTGTTGCCTAGATAGTTTACCTCGTACAGAGAACATTTATCAGGGTGATTTTATTGGGTTTGGTGGACTTAACGTCTATACTCCTAACACAATAACTTATCAGTTCCCTGAGATTGTAACACAAAGTATTATTATTGCACCACATACAAAGTGGAGCACTGATGGTGAACTTAGAGATGCTTATGTATCTGGAACTACACCATTCTTTAATGATACTGACCATGTGAAGTTCGTGCAACCTTGTGTAGACTTTGTTCGCATAACTTTACCTCAGGTTGATATTGATGATGTTGAGTTCTTAAGTGTAAAACAAGCAGCAGAGGCAAAGAAACAAATTAATGCTTTAATTCGTTCTGGTAGTGAACTTAACCTTCGCAATCTAACTGAGATTCTTGTTTGCCATAATCTTGCATATCTATATCTCTCAATGATAGGAATCAAAGAGGACTTGATGGACTCAATGATAGTCACTGATAGTCCAGTAGCATACATTAATGGTGAGAAGATTGTTGGGGAAGGTTTCGTCCTTAAGAATAGTAGCATCATTATGAAGTTAGTGAACCGATCAGTTTTTGCTTTTGCTAACTTCAATACTGCAAAGAACTGGGTATAAATCTCTGGGCCCCTGAAAGTGTCCCTATAGTATGACCACTCACTCAAACCAAACCAAAATGACATCCACAACTCAAACAGTTCAGGAATTCTTCACAGAAACCGAATGGGACATGATTTACAATTTCATCGGAAATGCTCTGGATAATGATGATTATGAGTGCGAAGATGTTTATGCGATTCGTGCTAAAATTCACAATCTCTTTCTTGTAAAATGAACACTCCAAACTGGAAACATAACTCTGGAAAGAGTAAACGAACAAAGGGTATGTGTAAGGGTCAGATTGTAGCACGTAAACAAGCACTTAAATCACTCAAACTGAAACTTTCCAAATGACTGCCACCTTTGCTGATTACGTTGCCGAGCAGGATGCTTGCAACACAATTCAACTGAATGTAGTTAAGTATTGCTACATGCTGATTGATGCTCTCAAAGATAACTTTCGTGAGTATTCTATTCGTGGGCATCAACACTCTATAAATCGTGGTGATAATTTAGAGTATCACTTAAATGCCCAAAAAGATCTTGAGGCAGGTATTTGCCCGATTGATTATCAGATTGAGAGTGGTAGAAAGTATCACAAAATCATGTTTGTTGATGGTGGTGGTCATCACAGTGTTCACTGTTTTGTTGATAAGCAGACTGGTGAAGTTTACAAGTCTGCATCTTACAAAGCACCAGCAAAAGGTGTTAGATT